AGTAACGCGCCGTCAATGCCTGTGTAGTAACGGTTTGAGGCCACGGCGCTACAGACTGATACAGTTCAGTTTAGGGACTGGACGCCGTACCACCAGCCAGGGTGGCTGTGACTGTGGAGGCCAGACCGGAAGATGCTGCAGCAACCACAGCTGGCACGCTGATCAGGCTGATTGAGACGTTGACGTAGCCGGCGGATAAGTGGTCTTCCTGCGGCTGTGCGGCGTAGCGCCAGTGCGTAGAGGTTGGCACCAGATCGGTGAAGCTGGTGTGGCCGGCCCAGGCTTCAGTGCTGAGCGGGAATGCGATGTAGCCGCCCTGCTGCGCGCGGTAGTGATCGCGCAGCAGCTTGGCCTGAGCCTGCGTCAGTGCAGCGAAGCTCAGTTCAAGGATGTGGCTGTAGGCAGTGGTGCCATGCCGGAAGCGGACGCTGCCACCACCGAAGCCCTTCTCCTCGGTGACGGGGAAGGTGCCCATGCTGTAGCGGCGCGTGGCCGGCTCCAGTGCCGGGAAGGTGGCCATCAGTTCTGCAGCGTGATGACGCTGGAGCCCAGGCTGAAGGTTGCGGCGCTGCTGGAAACATCGGCGCCAAAGTCCACATAACAGACCAGTTCATCAGCGCTGCTGGCGCCGCCGCGTGATTTGTAGATCACAGCGGCCCTGGCGGTGATGGTGCTGCTGGCCCAGTTCACAGCCGCAAAGCTGAGGGTGACGCGATCGTTGGCGGTGGACTTGGTAACTGTGCAGGCAGTGGTCACACCACCAGCGGTGTAACCGGTGCCGCTGACTTCATTGGTAACGGCAGAGCGCTTGAGATCGGTGTCTTTGTTTGGCGTATAGGACGAAGTGACCAGCATCACCTTGAAGGTATCGGTGTCGAAGTCGATGGCACCACGGGCCATGTCATCAACGGCTGAGTTGTAGATCAGGCTGGCCATAGTTGATGCTCAGATGGATTCATTCTGCCGAGATGGCAGGCGGCTGCGGCCAGGTGATGTCAAACGGGTTGGCAGCATCGGCCAGGTCGCGCAGGGCCTGTCGGTAGGCGGCCCAGGCTTCACGATCGGCGCCGAGGTCGTAGTCAGTGATCTGCGTCCAGTCGCTGGCCTTCAGCAGCTCGATGCGCCGCTGGCGGACCTTGGCGTGCTGCGTTTGCAGCTCGTTGAAGCTGTAGGGACGCACGACGTACTCAAGCGCCTCGCCGTCCCAGTCGATCGTTTCCAGCTTTGGGTTGCACTCGGGACGCTGGTAGGGGCCGGAGTAGCCGGCACGCTTCAGCTCGTCAGGTGTGAAGGTGCTGGCGTCCGTGCGAGTGCTACCATCCGCAAAGCGGATGCGATGCGGCAGGGGTCCTGGGGTGGCTTGGCGGTGGGAGTAGAGCATCGCCATCAGTAGACAGGAAATGGACCTGTTGGGACGACGTTGGGCCTTGCAACTCCAATGGTCAAGCGCACGGCTCCGACATTGGCTGCAGCGTCTCTGTTAGGCGACGAACCATCTTCGCCCATGATTTTGAGCGGGAATGTGGAGTTGCCAAATGCAAGGTTGTTGGTTGTTGTTGCCCTATTTGTGCCGTCAACATTGATGTCAAATACATTGCCGGTGCGTACAACCTGTATGAAGTGTGCGTTGCCGTCCCTGACATTAACACCGGTGGTTTGCAAAACAAGAGCATTATTTTCTGCATACAAAAGAACGTCCCCGCTAGTGGAACTTGCGTAGTTGACTATCAACACCCAGGTGCCGCCTGTATAGTTTAGATCGCTTCGGCCAATCAGTGTGACGTACTGGCGAGATTGAGAGAACGGTTCCAGCCACAGCTCTAACGTGAAGTTTGAGCTGCTTAGCTCCAGGCTTGCACTATCCGCCGCCGAAATAGTGTCTCCTGTGCCATCAGCCAGGATTGTCGGCCTGCCAAATCTGGTAACGCTTGTGTCAATTTTTACATTGCCATTCGCAGTCAGCGTTCTGCCGTAGCTGCTTAGATCGGTGAACACTGTGGAATTGTTGGCCTCTTCGTTGGGCTGCAACAGCAATACAACATTATCCCAATATGGATCTGAGCCGACAATGATTGCCCGTTCATTTGGGAACCACAGCCCTGGCGTCGTGGCTTCCTGCTTGCGCCTCTTGCCCATCAAACCGCCGTTGAAGCCGAGCATCAGCTGATGTCCTCGTAGCTGATGACCAGCTCCAGGTCGTTGGCGGCGCTGGCCTGTGCGCGGAGGCTGTGGCCTTCCTCCAGGTAGATGTATGCCTCGCGGGTCACCAGCACTTGGGTGGCATCAGCTGGCACGGTGATCGTCTTGCCGATGGCGAAGCCGGTGGTGCCGTTGTAATGCTCCAGGCTGATGTCAGCTGCTGCGGTGCCGTCCACGTTGGCGCAGTACACGCTGTTGATCTTCAGCACCTTGCCGCTGCTGGCGCCATTGCTCAGCGCTGCAGCCATCGAGGTGGTCACGGCATAACCCACGGTCTTCCCGGTGACGGTCGTGACTGAGCTGCCTGATTTGATGTTGGGAGCTGCCATGAATCAGTCCCAGCTGGTGTAAGGGTCTTCATCCCAGTATAGGAATGAAGAGAAGTCGTAATCGCCGCCGACAACCACAGACGCTGCACCACCTGCCAGGGTGATCGTGATGCTTTCCTGCAGGCCGTTGGTTGAAGTGGCGCTGCCGAATACTGCAGTGACAACCACTGTGAACTCAGTGCCGCCGACAAAGGTGCCGTCAGGCGGCACGGTTTCAAGCGCCAGCTCGACGTTGTAGAGCCCGCAGTAAACATCATCCACGGATGGTGGGTCCGTGTACCGCCAGCGGTAATCCGTCAGCTGGTAGTCGCTGATGGTGGTGACGCCGCTCCAGATGCTGGACGGCAGCGTGAAGCTCTCAAAGCTGCCGTACTGGCCTTGGTAGTGGCTGAGGATGCTGAGCATGTCAGCTTCAGCCAATGCGATGAAGCTCAGCCGGACTGAGCTGCTGAGCATTACGTTGCTATGACGCACGCGATTCTGCAGGCCGTTGTAGGTCGTGAACGGCGTGTGCGGATACTCCCCTGGCGTGAAGGCACGAGTGGCTGGCGTCAGCGAGGGAAAGGTGGTCATGGCTGCGGGTACGTGTACAACACCGCATCTGTGTACGGATCACGGATGTCGATGACATTTGATCCATTTTCGCTTGAAGTATTGCCACCCTCAAACTGGATAGTTCCACCAGCGAAAGTGATAGGAGAATACGTCAATAGCGTTAGTCCACCGCTTATGGTGTATCCATACCAAAGGATGGCAGGTGTGCCTAAGTAATCTCCGGTGGCGCTCCACGCGGGCTGGTAGTAGCTCACCAATGGAAAACTGCCGCTCGCCGTTCCAGGGACATACTTATAGCCAACAGTGCTGCTGTATTTGTTGGCAGGGGCCGTCGGCGGAAAGTCTCCGCTTGGCAGCGTAAATGGGCCGTATGTAGTGGCAGGGGCGCTTTCACCACATTGGACGCTGCCATAAACGACCCGCCCGATGTCATTACGGGTAAACACGTACGAAGGAACCAACGCGGCAATGTTCGTGATGTTGGCAACACCATCTGAATCAAACCATGAGTATATTGGCGCACTGCTGGCACAGGTATTTGGCAGCGTCAAGAACGAGCCTGGTGCCGTTGTGCCGCCAAGTGGGTTGATAAATGGCAGAGTTCCAAGTCCAGCGTCCAACCCATCATCAGCGCTGCCGATGTCGCCTGTCGGCGCTGAATCATCGCCAGGGAATGGCAGCTGGATCGGCGCTTCAGAATCAGCAGCCGTGAACGACTCGGCAGGGATGGTGTTGTCGCTGCTTGAGTTCACATCACAACTCACGCCGGTGCGGCCACTTGGCAGGATGATGCCGGTGCCAACAGCAGCAGCCACATCCAATGCGATCAGGCTGCGGCCTTGGTCGTCGATCGGGAAGTGCGTGGCCTCATAGCTCACATCACCCGCCAGTGTCTTGGTGATGCGCTCCACCTGGTACAGGTAGTCATGCACTGAGTTGGCGTAGGTGGTGTTATCGCGCTCCAGTCGCACGCGGATGATGTCGCCAGCGCTGATCAGCGTGTTGTGCTCCTGCGGCCTGGCTGCAAACCTGATCGTGTGCGTGGTGTAGATCCGCTTGGCCAGGATGTAGGCGCCAACCTTGACGGCGTGATCCTCGCTGGTGCAGAACGCCGAGAGATCATGCGACTCATACGGCCCGGTTTCTGCTGTGCTGGCATAGCGCACCTCAGCGGTGCGAATGATGCCGATGTCGCTCTCCAGCTGCTGGCGCCAGATCACTTGCGCCACGAACGGCTGCCGGTCCGCCAGTGACAGATAGTTGATCTCAAGCGTGCCTGGCAGCACCGTGTCTTCGGTGAAGGTGTACTCCGCCGTGATTGCCGTGGTCTTGATGGCGCCGCCGGCAGTCACCGGCAGCAGTGGCCGCAGTCCGCGCTTGCCGCCTGCGCTGCTTTCAGCCAGCAGGAAGTAGGGCGCCAGCCTGGCGGCGAGGTCTGAGTAGTTG